CAACAGGATTTCCATTATTGTAATTTATACCATTACTTAAATCTTCCCATAAAACTAAGTTATCAGATGTATATGGAGCACTACCATATCTAGATTGCCACCAATCTGGTTCATTTGTAAATCCTAACATTTCCCAAGGTGTGGTATCAGGAGTGCTTGTGTCAAAGAAGTATTCAAATAAACCTCTCCAATAACCTTGAATTAATGGAGCTCCTGTCAGTTTATTTCCTGATTGATAGTAGTTGTATGTAAACTTATTGTTTACATTGTAGTATTGAGTTCTGTAGTCTAAACGATTTTGTCCTATCCAGTTCAAGAAATTAACACTGTACATTGACATGAATTCTTCATAGGAATATTCAGTTGTTCTGAAGTTTCCTGGGATAAAGTCATATAGGTTAATAGGCAATGCACTGCTTAGTTTCAAGTTGTTGTAAATTCTCTTTTCAAATTCTAGTAAAACCTGATCTCTAAAGTCTTCTAATATTTCTGTTTCTGCATTGTATGCACCATATAACTTATTGTATGACCCATCATGACCTTGAATAAAATAAGTTGGATTTTGAAAATTTGGATCTAATACGACACTAGGAATAGTGGATGGATATAATCCTAATTTTGTTGGTGTGTTAGGTACAAAACTTCCATATGTTTGATTGTATTCATTTATAGTAATAACATCATTAGGTTGCAGTGTTATTATTACAGACAATGAATTAGCGGTCTCACTTACAGTGTAATCTTGATTAATTATAAGTTGAGTAATTTTTCTTATTCCAGAAACACTACGTGTCAAGTAAACCAATACACCATTGTAATTTGCAGTTTGAAAATTGTAAATTTGTGAGAGTGGGAAAACTCCAGTACTTAAAGTGCTTGAAAATGTATATGAGTTACTTACGTATGGTGATTTTGAAGGGAGCATGTCGCTCCAGAAGAAAGGTAAACTTTTATCCTTCGCACTAGTAATTTGATCCAAAGCGTTATCGAGCATAAATGCTGGATCATAACGTTGTTCAAAATCACTTTTTTCAACTAAATCTACCAATAAGTTTTTAAACTTAACATATTCATTGCTTGAGTAAGAAATAGAATTAATCAAATTATGTGCAGGGCTTCTTAATTGAGCACCTAACGCAGCTAAACTTGCACTGTTTTGAATAATTTTTGTACCATAAGGTACCATGTTTCCTAAATCACGATAGTTATTAGATCCAAAAACGTCACCAGTTGTGTTTACATTGTTGTAAAAAATACTTTGGTATTGTCCTCTAATATCACCCAAATTAACAAATTGAATATCTTTGTTAAATGGGTTGTTGCTAAGGTTGATTGGGATAGAATAGTAAGCTACTTTACTAATTTGCTCACTTACTACAAGAATTTGAATGATGTTATCAGTTACAATACTAACATCAGTTAGTGTTACAATAGTTGTATCTGTTCCGACAGTAACCTGATACTGATCAACTGATAAAATTTGATTATTGATCAATACTTGAATTGTTGGCCAATTAGTAAACGAATCTGCAACTTTTGCAACATCAAGTTCAAACGTGGTTGTAGGATTGTTTACATAATAGTTAAATTGAAAAACTTGATATTGAATGCTTGGACTTACCGCAGTTTGCCAACCTAACTCTCTAGTAAAATCAGTAAGACTACTATACTTATAAACGTAACCAGTATTTACTTGTTGAGTTATAGGTGTAGTGCCATTGGTATAATTGAAAGAATCTATGTTGATAGAAACATCAAATTTTATATCGCCGACATTTTCAATGGAACTATAATCCAATGCAAAGCCTAGAACACTATCAATTGGACCTGATCCAACACTAAATCTGAACAATTTATTTCCAGCAAAATCGCTACTTGGATAAACTGTTTTATCTCCAAAACTATTTCCATCTATATCCAATATATCGAACAATGGATATTGGTTTACAGTAGTTTTAGTTTGTCCAACATCCCAAATTAAACCATTATAGTAAAATTGCTTGTTAATATTCAATGCACCACGAATTGCTACAGTTTGTTGTTCAGGTAATACAGTACCATTTTGATCTAATGTAAGTGCAATAACAGGAACAACTTCAGAAGGTGGAGTGTAAAAATTTACTACATAAATTTTATCTTTTTGATTTTCATCATTTGTGAAAACAATTTTTGCACCATCAAATAACGCAAAATTGTCTAAATTTATGAACGTTGAAACTAGAGATACATTTGATTCAGCATCAAAATATACTCCAGTAGTTTGATTCCAACTTACTGTAATATACAATGTGCTACCAACAGTACTTAACGCACTAATAGTTGTGTTGGTTGGTAAGACTTTTAAGTTATCAGTAATATATTGATCAACTGCAAAAGTTCCAGTAATTTCATCAGTATCAATTGTTACTGTGGTACTTTGAGGAATCCACGTAAATGCATATGAACCACTAAAAGTTATATCAGTAAATGAACTTCCATTTTCTGTTGCTGAAAGTTTGAAATCAGTTCCATCAATTACTTCAACAATATAATAGGTAGTATTTGATGCTAATGGTGAAGGCATAGCAACAGTAAACTTTACGATGTCACCAACATTGAATCCTGTAGTGTTGTTACAAACAAATACAGTTTCAGTATTTGTAATTGACTCATCCGCTGCTGCTGTACAAGTTCTACTTGATGTATAATTAGTTGAACTTATAGTTGCTGTTGCAGTAGTATATACGTTTACATCTGGGTAGTACCATGGTTGACCAACTACTTCTCCGAATGCATCTGTTGTTCTAGTATCTATAAAATCTACGAATTGTTTACCTTCTATACCAGAATCAAACAATTTCAAATTAGGATAGTATTCAATAATTGGGCGTTTGGCTTTGTTTCGTACATTACCAAATGTATCAACAATTGCCGGATCATTATTAAAAAATGCTGAAGTTTTTATTACTTCAATATGAAACCAACGATTGCTTCTTGACCATGCATTTTTGTCTATGCTATTTCTAGCAATAGTAATGTAGTCAGGAGTTACTGGTACATTAGAAGCACCATCAAATGGTGTGGTGTCGAATGGTGTAACATCGAATCCAATATCAATAGTAGAGGTATAAGTTTCTGGTGTTACTAACGAAGATGTAGACAAAAGTTGAATAGCGGTGCCTACATTCTCTACATAATATTCACCTGTCTTATAACTTTCTGGAACTATATTTCCAGAGAACTTTACTTTCAAACCATTAGTAAACTGTATTCCAGTTTCAGATGTATATTGAGTTTGTCCTAAAATTTCAGTTTCAACATTAATATAGTTGATTTCATTTGATTCTATTAACTTGATTATACCTACTTTGTCTGCATCAAATTCATCTTGGTAATAAAGAATATCCAAATCTGCACTTAAGTATGGAATTAATTCGACTGGTCCAGTTGGATCTTTGTAAAAACTTCTATCACCATAAGTTTCACCATACAATACATTGATGGTAGTATCAACAGGTATTACAGTCCCTGCAGTAAGATTTATGATAGGATCATTAGTAGGACCAGACAATGATATTGTGTAGAAATTATTAACTAGTTCATCATTATATAGAAGCAATGATAGTCCATTCAATGAAGTTATACCATCAAGACCACCTATTGATGAAACTGTTTGTCCATCAATCTCACTAAATGTTAATGTGCTTACTATATCAACTGTAGTTGAATTCTCAAATTTGTATTGGTCTTGTGCTGTTATTAATGGTACATTAAAAGTAATAGTACCTTGAGAAATTCCGTTGTTAGTTACTCCCAATACATCTCTAGTTTGTATGTTTGGGTTTGTAGGATCAATACCAGTTAAGCCAGGTTGACCTTGAATATAAAATTTACTATTTTGGTTTACAGTAAAAGTATATGTTCCACCTCTTATCAAAGTGATTGTTGGGTTTTTGCCAGCAATTACTGGGCTACTTGTTAGGTCAAGATTATAGTAAGTAGGATAATTTACGACATCATAATCACCTACCATATACACAATGTTAGGGGTAACTGTAACTACTGGTGGACCTTCAGGTAACCAATAGTATTGATTATAGTTGATAACCATGTCTAGGTTAACAAAAGAATCCCAAGAATAGAATTGACTTTCAAACAATCTTGAATTGTTATCAGTAATAGCTCCTTCTAATTTAAGAGCATCAATAAAGCCAGGATAACTAATAAAGTCTTTTGCCGTAGTTAAGTTGTCTTTAGTAAAAACAATACTAGGGTCTAACTGATAATCAGTTCTAGTTTTATTGGGTTCGGTAACGTAATAAGAATTAGCATTAACCCCATATCCTAATTTGCTACCCACATAACCCTGAATTTTCTTTAAATTGGGTTGAGCAACTAATTGATCCAGTGTTGCATTTAAAAATTGAGAGTTTGTGGGTGTTTGAAATATTTCTGGGAGAAAATTTAATGTTCTTATTCTTGTTGCCATATTATCTCACTTGTAGTTCTGTAGGGGTCAATGCTGCAATTACTAACACATCATTTGCTGTTGCTGCATTTACAAAAATTTCATAAGGTAAACATTTTATTTCGTATAAGTCACCAAACGACATTGTAGGGTCATTTGGTACTAATACAACTGAACTTAATAAATCTCCAATTGAACTATGAAGATAGGCACTTAGTTCGGAGAAGTAAAAAGTGTCTCCGAAGTTCCAATTGTTTATGTTGAAATAATTATTCATTTCTGTTAGTACTGCACTTCGTATTTCACTGTTACTTGCATTAGTTAAAGTTGATCTTATCACTTTTATTGTTGCCCTGAGTTTCGGATCAGCTTTTGGTCCAAATAATGGTTTAAACACAACACTATTAGGAATTACACTGTCACTCAACATCTTATAGTTATTTATTTCACTGTATTCATCGGTTAATTCATTAATCGTTGGTCTAGGTGGCATAGGAACCGTATTAGTTGTATCTTGAATATAATTCTGATACTGAGTGTAATACGATTGTGTTACCAAATATAAATCAATTACATTAGTTGTTGCTGGATCAATTCTTGTCGTATTATTACTGTTGTGTCTATATTGAAATTGTAAACCTTGACGACCATATTGTATTGAATACTGAGGTTGTTCAACTAAGTTATACAATGGAGTAGACACGTTTACATCTTGAACAGTAATGTAAAATTTGTTTTCACTGAACGCATAAAATAATTGTCCCAATGGATAATCATACTTTGATTGTTCAATCTGAGTTGTATTTTGAATCTGAACTACACTTGAAGTTGGAACTATTTGATATCTTGATAAATTTATTGCATCTTCAACTAATTCAAAGAATACGTATATTCCAGTATTTGCTGCACCATTTACGTACCCAGTAACAGTAGTGAAGAAATCGGGATCAAGTATTACATTTCTATTGTTAGTGTCGATTGATGCAACTTGAATTTCAAAATCATTTACATAGCCATCACTTTCAACAGTTTGACCAACTACACTTACTTGAACGTCTTTGGCTAAAGAATAGTTGCTGTTGTACTGTGTGTTAGTAGCAAGTATTCTTACAAAGTCTTGTAGATTTTTTCCAGAAAAAGGATCATAGATTACTTTATCACGTTCAAAGAAAAATCTAGTTTCGCTTACGCTACCAAAATAATAGACCAATGAACGATAACTTATAGTGTATCTATTTTCTCCTATGCTTAAGAAGTTTAAAAACCACCCAGTTGCATCATAAGCACCAACACTCCAACGATCTTGTGCTATAGTTAATGAGTTGTTGAATATCAAAGAAAAATTTTGATTTAGTTCAATTCTAGTAACACATTCATTAATTATAGTGTTAGAGAATGAATTATCAAACGCGGGTAAAACTGTTGTTAGTATTGCTCCTCTAGGGACATATCCATTAACTGTTATAGGTCCTGTTCCATTCGCAAACCCACCTTGTCCATTATTGTAACCGTCTCCTATCACATTAAGTATTGAAACCCAAATATATGTAATGTTTGATGGGCCGGCAATACCTGCAACTAATCTGTTATTACTATCAAAATAGTAACCAGTTGGAGCAATAAATTTTGCCAATGCCCCAGGAGTTATATACTTTGCATTATTAGTTGAATAGGTTCCAACTGGAATAGGAACACTTGTAGTTCCATCTAAATTGTAAAAGTAACCAGTATTGGAATTAGTATTTACTGTTTTGTTTTGCCAATAAACTGTACCATCACCTGATGAACTGTTGATTGGATACTGTGGATAGTTCTGAACATAATACTGATTTGTTTTATTACCTAATAACAATCCATTCAATGTATCGGTAAAGAAGGATATAATGTCACCGACATCATTGGCAGTTAAAGTTAAAAAGCCATTAGTAGTATTTTGCCACAATGCTCCGTCGTCAGCAAAAGAGTTTGTACTTGAATATTTTCCAGTAGGATCTAAAAGGTCTAAGTTTTTACTTACCCCAATTGAACTTCTATTAATAGCTTTACTCTTAACTATTGAACTATAAAGTGTGTATGGGAAATTATTATAGTCTTCTCCGTTTACCATTCTATTTTGAGAATAGTATCTTGTTGGGGCACGTTGTTTGATTTCTTCAAGTGGTTCCCTTACTTGTGCGTTTGTTACTGGTACTTGTAATTCTAAACCAAATGTCAATAATTCTGTATTTCCATACCTATTTACGTATGAAAAACTTACAGATATTCCCTGCATTTCGCTTGGGTCTATTGTATATGTTAGTGCATTTCCTGAACGTACATATGCTCTAAACAATCCAACTGGGATTTGGCTGAACACACCGTCTCCAAACACATAACTAACTTGATCATTGGCTCTTGAATTTACAGAAAATATTTTTCTATCGCTACTTTCTTTTTGTAGATATGCATTTGCATAAACATTTTCAATTAGTTCCCAAATAGTTCTATCACCGTTATTAACATTCAATTGGTATAGCCATGTATCAGTATTGTTGATTCCATCAATGTCAATTTCAACTACTTGATTTGCAATTTGTTGATCTAAGTTGAAATCAAAGTTTCTTAAAGAGCCCTGTTTGAAGTAGAAGAAGAATCCTGTGTTTGGACTACCGAATCCCAATTTATCATTTCTATAAACTATATTGAATTTTTCAACTGGTGCAGGTGGAATTTCATAGATATAATCTTTACCTAAACTTGTAACACTGACCAATTCAAAATTCATATTGGTATTATCTACTACAGAATTGAAGGGAACTATTGGTAATGCATCACTTGGAATTTTTATTGAGTATTCATCTGTTGTGACTCCCAATATTTCTGCACTATTACCTGGTCTACCTACTTTTTGTGAATCAACTAATGCTGCATTTATGATTGTGTTAAATTGTTCTAGCCAACTAGTATTAGCAGGGTCATTCCATAAAATAGGTAGATTACTTAAATTTACTCCATTCAGATCAGTAATGTTTTGGGTAGTTTGGATACTTGTGACTTTTATGTACCCTTGAGAAGCTAAATTTCTTTTTGGAGTATAGCTAACTAAGTTTGCAAGTTTGATAACACTATCTCGTCTGAAGGCAGTGTCAATAAAATTTTCTCTGGTATTCAGATCGTTTCTGAATGCAAGACCCTGACCCATGAATGCCATTACATCTAGCAAAGCTATAAATTCTGAGCTTTCTATGTAATCGTTGAATGTTTCAGGGTAATAAAGTTTTAGGTAATCTATGAAAGATTTTCTTAGTGTTTCATAGTCATAGCTTTTAAAGTCAGCCTCTTTAAAGGTCTGATAAATTGCTTGCCAATCGTTTACACCAAAAATTGCAGTTGATCTTGAACTTGTTGCCATACTTTTTCTCTGTTTTTAGTATTTATCATACCTAAAACCTTGTTTTTTTACTGTAACGTTAATTGGTAAGTATTAATGTTAGCAAAAAGTTGAAGAACTTGTGCTTGATTAAAAGGGGTAACTGCTAATTCAACTTCTATCAAAACTCCATTGTCTTGTGGATAACAAGCAA